TATCAAGCATAATCGTGCTTATGGAGAACTAGGCCATCCTGATGGTCCCGGTATTAATCTTGATAGAGTATCACATTTAATTACAAGATTAGAACAAGATGGTTCTAACTTTGTTGGTCGTGCAAAAATTACTGAGACTCCTATGGGAAATATTGCTAGAGGTATTCTAGAATCTGGTGGAACACTTGGTGTTTCTTCAAGAGGTCTAGGTACTTTGACTAAGAATAGAGAAGGCTTTATGATGGTAGGTGATGATTTTCAGTTAGCAACTGCTGCTGATATTGTTGCTGATCCTTCAGCACATATTGCTTTTGTTGAAGCCATTACTGAAAATGTAAATTGGGTTTTTGATAATGGTAACTGGAAAGCAGTTCAAGCGGCCGAAGAAATTCAAAAAGAAATAAAGACCATGACACGCAGACAAGTCACTGAATCTCAGATGGTTATGTTTGAGCGTTATATTAATTCACTTGTATCAAAATAAAAGAAATTATAAATAGTTTATAATCATTCCAAAGGAGTCAAAACTATGGCAGGTAGAAAGAACTCGAGCGAGCGCTTTATTGTTGAAAAAGAAGCATCTGATGGTATTTCCCACGATGCAGACGTACACAATGCAGGTGATACTTCTCGCTCGGCTGATAAGACCGGCGACGGCGAAACATATAATATGACCACAAAGTCAGAAGTACTTAGTGCACTGATGAATTCGATGTCTGGTATGGACCTTAATAAGCTTAATGACATTTATAAGGGTCTTAATAGCGTTTCCGGTAAGGCTGCTCGTCCAGCAGATAAGAAGGCCGGTGAAACTGCTCAAGTACATACTTCTCCTTCGGATGCTAAGGGTATGAACCCAAACGGCGACCCTGCTGATGCCGGTGGTTCTGCTCCTTATGCTCACTCGGTTGCTCTAGGTAACGGTGAAAATTCACCAATTTATACTTCACCAACTTCCGTAAAGCCATATACCGCTAAGGAAGATATTGACACTATGTTTGACGGTGATGAGCTCTCAGAAGAGCTAATGGAAAAAGCAACTATTGTATTTGAAGCTGCTGTAAACGCACGTATTATTGCAGAATCAGCTAAGTTAGAAGAAGAATTTAATTCTCGTTTAACTGAAGCTGTTGAAGAAATTCGTTCCGAAATTGTAGAACATGTTAATAATTATCTCTCTTATGCCGTCGCAGAATGGGTTGAAGAGAATGAAGTGGCAATTGAATCTGGTATTAAAACTGAAATGGCTGAAGAATTCATGCTTAATCTTAAGCAAGTATTTGAAGCCAACTACGTTGACGTATCGGATACAAATGTAGATGTTATGGCTGAAATGGTTGAAAAGATTGAAGAGTTGGAAACAGCTCTTAATGAACAAATTGAAAAGACTATGGAACTTGAAAGAGAAAATGAAGACTCACAAGTCGACTCCATTTTCAATTCAATGTGTGAAGGCCTTGCAAAGACACAAGCCGAAAAGCTTGCCGTCCTAGCAGAAGGTGTAACTTATGAATCTCCAGCTGACTTTGAAAGAAAGCTTCATGTCATCAGAGAAACATATTTTCCATCAAACAGATCAACATCCAACGCTTCTTCATTAACTGAAGAAACTGTAGAAGATGATGGCGATGCCGATCATGTTCCTACTACAGGACCTATGGCTGCTTATGTACAAGCCATATCTAAGACTGTCAAGAAATAAGATAATATAAATATAAATAACCTATCAACAAGGGAGATATAAAACATGTTTCTTAACGAAGAAATTCAAAAAAAGTGGAAGCCATTAATTGAGCATCCTGATTTAGAGCCAATTAAGGACGCCCACAAGCGTGCTACAATTGCTCAGCTGCTGGAAAACACTGAAAGAGACATGTCTCAGACCGGTGGTTTTGGTGGTCAACAAGCTCTTCTCGAGTATTCTGGTGCTGCTCCAGCAACAGGTATCGGTGGTGTTAATAACTACGATCCAGTACTTATTTCGCTGGTTCGTCGTTCGATGCCAAACCTGATCGCTTATGACATCTGCGGCGTTCAGCCAATGACCGGACCAACAGGTCTGATCTTTGCTCTGCGTCCTCAGTACGACTCGCAGTCGGGTGCCAACGCATTCTACAATGAAGCAAATACCGGACAGTCGACATTCCCAGGTGGTGCAAATGCTGCTCTTGCTGGTAATACTTCGCTTGTTGGTTATGCTAACAACAATCTCGGCGGTCTGTACGACGGTACACTGAAGACTGGTAATAACGTTGTTTCCGGTAACTCGCAACAGTATAACTTTGCTGGTGGTATGCCAACATCGTATGCTGAAGCTCTGGGTTCAACTGCATATAACCAAGACTTCCGTCAAATGTCGTTCTCGATCGACAAGGTAACCGTTCAGGCACAATCGCGTGCTCTGAAGGCCGAGTATTCAATGGAACTGGCACAAGACCTGAAGGCAATTCATGGTCTGGACGCTGAGACCGAACTGTCGACAATTCTTTCGGCTGAAATCCTTTCGGAAATCAATCGTGAAATCGTTCGTACAGTAAACCTCACAGCCGTTGCTGGTGCTATTGAAACAACCACAGCTGGTGTATTCGACCTTGACGTAGACTCAAACGGACGTTGGTCAGTTGAGAAGTTCAAGGGTCTGATGTTCCAGATTGAACGTGAAGCAAATTACATTGCAAAGAATACACGTCGTGGTAAGGGTAACCTGATCATCTGTTCTTCGGATGTTGCTTCTGCTCTTCAAATGGCAGGTGTTCTGGATTATGCTCCAGCACTCAACAGCAATAATCTGCAAGTTGATGACACAGGTAATACATTCGCTGGTGTTCTTAACGGACGCATGAGAGTGTATGTAGACCCATATGCTGCTGGTAACTATATCACAGTAGGTTATAAGGGTGCATCGGCATTCGACGCCGGTCTATTCTATTGCCCATACGTACCTCTGCAAATGGTACGTGCTGTTGGTCAAGACACCTTCCAGCCAAAGATTGGATTCAAGACACGTTACGGCGTCGTTGCAAATCCATTCGCCTTCGGAAACAACTCACAGGGTTATACACCAGGTGCTCTTCTGCAGGGCTCGAACGTATACTACCGCAGAGTTCAAGTACAAAATCTTCTGTAATAATAAAAATAAAATCAGAAGTACTTGGGGGAGATCGAAAGGTCTCCCCCTTTTTTTATGCGTGTTCTAGTACTTCAAAATTAAATTCACCGGATTCAACGGTAACACGCACCTTTGGATAATATACTGCTTCACCAACAAGCTTAAGATAATCGCGGCCGCCATCAATAGCTCCACCACCGGATGCACGATAATCATGACGATAACGTGACACGACCACTTCACCAGTATCAGTAAGAACACCGGTAATAGGTTCAGCAAAGCATGAAGATGCATCAGTGATGAGAACATTCTCTCCCTTACGGAACATACCAAAGAAATTAGTATGACCCTTAGAAGTATCTGGGTTCTCTACATAGAAAACGTCTACAGGCATTTCTTGCCAACGGCCACCATGATTAGTACACCAATAACCCATATACTTTGCATTATATCTTTCTTCAATGATCTTGATTCCTTTATCACTGAAGTGAAAGCCTTGAGTACCATTATTAATAAACATTATTTGACCTGTATTCATTGATGAAGCTATTTGCCCAGTCCATATAATCGAGTTCAATAGGATCAAGCTTTATATTTTCTTCGCGGTACTTACGCAGAAGCTCGCAAAGCTTTTCTTCTACACGATGGATTCCATCCTTTTCGGTAGGAAAATCAAACAACATTAAATCCATTTCATCCTCCATATCAACCAGTACTATCTTATTATATACCAAAAATAATTTATTGTACATAACAAAATGCTATTTTTTTATGGATTTTACATGCATTTCTGTAATTTTACAAGAGACCCAGTGGTTATACCTATCGTCTCTTAAAATAGCATCTTCTTCAAAGATAAGTTTAGTCTCATAGTAAGAACATTCAGTTCTGTTCTTACACAGCTTTACAATTTCCCGTTTGAATTGGTCTTTACCAAATTTTTCTATATCAGCAAGAAGATATTTTGAAGAACCCCAATAGTCTTTCCAGTCAGAATCTTTTCTGATCTTTTTTCTTTTGCCCTTTACGACTTTGGATCCTGCAGAGGTAAAATATTTTCTACCGATGTATTGCTTATTGGTAGGTATATGAGTAATTCTATATATGAATCCATACATGGCAGAATCTGCTTCAGTGTATGGTTCACCATTATATAACCATTCCACTTTATTCTTCGTATTCTTCTAAGTCAGACTCTTCTTGCTGAACTTCAGAACCACAGAATGGGCAATAGCTTTCATTTAATTCATTTGAAATAGAACTGACGACTTTATATTCTGCATCGCAGGTCTGACACACAATCCAGTTTTCAACTTTCATATATTATAACTCCAATGATGGTTGTAACAGGAGTAGCACTAACTACTCCTGTTATTTATCACTAGAATTATTACTTGAAAATTCTACCTAATGTGGTGTTCTTTTGAATTCTTATATCCTTATTGCTCCATGACCAGCATTCACCGTCTAAATCATTGAAGCAAACCCAGATAAGATCATGCTCAATTCCATAATCTATTAATATATGTGCTAAAGCTTTACCTTTAGGAGTAGTAACAGGAATTGGTGGATTGAGCTGTAAAAGCATTATAGAGAAAAGCCTGTAAATGTATCTGCAGTTACATCTTTATTTATTCCGCCAACAATATAAGAGGTGATCTCAGTTTCTTGTGGAGCAACCTGTACATCAATGCCCGAGATCCACTTTTGAGTCCAAGGAAGAGGATTACTAGTAATCTTATTGATCTTATTAGTAGATACATCCACAGACTTCATACGACGAGCAGCAATCCAGTCTACATAATCACAAAGCAATTCATAGTTAAGACCAATCATTGATCCACTATAGAAAAGATATTTTGCCCAAGCCTTTTCTTGATTGATAACCTCACGGAAGATATTTTCAACCTCTTTTGCGCATTCTTCTTTAATAACTGCAAAATCTGGATCTTCTTTAGGAAGAAGCTTAATGAGTTGCTGAGTTGATGCAAGATGGATATTCTCATCACGAGCAATAAGCTTGATGATTTTTGCATTACCTTCCATCTTCTTTACTTCAGCAAATGCCCATGAGCAAGCAAACGATACATAAAAACGAATGCCCTCTAGCGCATTGACTGCATTGAGGCAGAGCCATAGAGCTTTCTTATGGTTATATGTTCCACCATAATTCATAGCTGCGTAATTATATGTGCCTATTAATTTTGAAGAATTGTTTTCTTCAATAAGTGCATCATAATACTTACTGATGTCTTTAGCACAATCCACGATCTCTTCAATATCAAGAACTTCATCAAAGACCTTTGATGGATCAGAATAGATATTACGAATGATATGAGTATATGAACGACTGTGGATAGTCTCAAAGAAAGTCCAAGTCTGAATCCAGTTTTCAATCTCTGGAAGACTGCAAATGGGAAGGAATGCTATAGATGGAGCGCGTCCCTGAACAGAATCAAGAATAATTTGACGCTTCAGGTTAGCTGTAAAGATATGCTTCTCATGATCCAATAGACCCTTGAAGTCTTTTGAGTCACGTGATAGATCTACTTCTTCTGGTCTCCAAAAGAATCCCATATGCTTCTCAGTTAGCTTTTCAAAGAAAGGATATTTTTGCTTATCATAACGAGCAATATTCAATGGCTGTCCAAAGAATATAGTATTATCCAATGAATTACTATCGAGATTAAAAACTGACATATTTTTTCCTTAAATTATAACTTGCAAGATTCACAATCCACATTATCTGTTTCTCCGGCTTCTAGTTTCTTTTCTGGTTGAACATCAATTTCACCAGAGCCATCGAATGTATTGAGATAATATAATTGCTTACCACCGTACTTATAAAACAATAACAAATGCTTAATCATTTCAGAAAGAGGAATCTTTTCCTCAGGATAAAACTTAGGATTATATGTAGTATTAACAGAAATACCTTGGTCAATAAACTTTTGTAGTACTGCCATAATCTTCAGATAACCTTCTGGTGAAGTTTGATCTGGAAGAAGTTCATACTTATTCTTTAACTTAGCAATGTTTGGTACAACTTGTTTAAGTATTCCATCCTTTGATTGCTTAATAGAAACAAGACTACGAGGTGGTTCAATACCATTAGTCGAATTACTAATCTGAGCCGACGTTTCAGCCGGCATCAAAGCCATCAATGTAGAATTACGAATACCATATGATGTTGCATAACGACGAACATAATCCCAGTCCATATTATATACTGGATTTACTAATTGGTCAACATCTTTTTTATAAGTATCAATAGGAAGAATACCTTGACTGTATTTAGTATCTTGAGTCTTTAAGCAAGCTCCTTGTTCAAAAGCAAGATCAACACTTGCTTTGATAAGATAGTATGACCATGCTTCAGCATATTCATGAACAAGATCAAGATTTGGATTAGAATAATTGGTATCATTCTTTGCAAGCCAATAAGCAAAGTTGATAATACC